CATGGCTGGGATATGGCCTCATCGATGCACGCGTCGGGCGGAAATTCCGTTTTTATTGCTATGGCGTTCACTGACGATCAAGGACAAAACGTTACCTCAGACCTGAGAGATACGATCCGAAATTGTTGCGAGGACTTAGGTTGGGACCCCATTATTGTCGACGAAGTGCAACACAATGACGGCATAATGGACAAAGTCATTGCAGAAATCAATAACGCTCGATTTGTAATTAGTGATCTTACGTATCAGAAATCAGGGGTCTACTATGAAGCCGGCTATGCCAAGGGGCGAGGTCTCGAGGTTATCCATTGTGTAAAGCAAGATGACCTAAGCAACTGCCACTTTGATGTTAAACACTTGAACCTCGTAGTTTGGAATGATCTAGAGGAGCTTCGCGAAAAGCTCATGAATCGAATTCAAGCAACAGTAGGTGTTAAAAATTAGGCTGGGACACTTTTGGGACACTTTTCAAGTTTTCCAGAGGTCAAACGAGATCCCTCGGCTTCGCCTCAGGATGACGAAGCAGGGCTGGGAACACCCCAAACGAAAAAACCCGGAAGCCAGCCTGCAACTGAACTTCCGGGTTTTTCTCGTTCCCAAACTTTTTCTGAGTAAGCCTGGTGGGGATGGGTGGACTCGAACCACCGACCTCACGCTTATCAGAATTCCTGATAATCCAATTTATTTAGCAAAACAGGGAAATTACAGTTTAACGAAAATATTTAAGCAGCCATTTTCCTGATTGACTCGTGAAGAAATTTAATAACGCATCCTTTCGAAAAAATTCTCAAATCACCCTCACCATCAAATCCGCTCCTATCAAGGGTTTGAAGAGCAGACATCGGTACCGAAAAAGACCGACAAAAATTTTCCTCTTGGAAAAAGGAAAAGATAATGTCTATGTTTGAGCGGTAATTGGCTTTTGGTGGAAGTGAGAGTTCGCACCTCCCACTTCCTGGACAACGGAGCCTAGCAATCTCGACAAAGTAGGCCCCGCCATCCTAGGCGGAGAATAATCGCATTTTGCCTAATGCACAAGACTTGCTAGTTGCTCCCTCAAGGATTGAGGGAAACCATGTCAGAATCTCCCAAGTATTACCCACCAGATCATGACGTTTTTAAAGGAGGAAGATACCTCGAGGCCCTATCGTGTCTTGAAGACATAGATCACTATGAACTGGCGATTCTTCAGTATTTGGGCTCAAAGATGCCCTTCGACAAAGGATTTATTGACCGAGTCGCCTTCCCCTCAGTTTCGACCATCTCGCATGCCACGAAGATCTCTGAATCGACCGTTCGAAAGAAAATCAAATCGCTGGTTGGGAAAGGATACGTCAAAAAACGCGAGCGCCGACTGATGAACGAGCGCGGTCATTGGCAGCAATCGAGCAACGATTACTCGCTAACTTCCCTGGCTTTCGAAAAATACGAAGATGTCATAGAGACAAGGCGCCAAATTGCTTGTCAGCGTAAAAGAGCCGTTGGCGAATCTTTTGTATGCCCGTCTGGGCCCTGTTTTGAGGCTAGGCCCCCTCTTAAAGCTGTTGAGGTGGGGGAATCCGATGGTGATACGGGGGACCACCGCCAGCAAGAGACTAATTCCCCAGCTAACTCCCCAAATGAAGATCCGAATGAATCTCCTTATTCTTACTCTGAGCGCGACGAGGAGACCCGCAAACAGGAGGTCAATCGACTTGTCAGGGATTGGGAAGAAGTCGTCAAAAAGCCTGTCTCCACATTTGAGAAACGTCGATTCCAGCGGGATTACATCCGCATCAGATCCTCTGAAGCCCTAATCCTTGAGCGAATCGAAAAGATCAAATATGACCCATATCTTCTTGAGCGAGCCAAAAGTATAAATTGGTTGCTTTCGGGCTTTGAGATGGCCCTTAAAAATAAGCTCGAGATCCAAAAACAGGGCCATAGAGCGCTTGAAACGGTGAAAAGTCCCCCTGAGCTTCAGGAGCTTGAAGGGGAGCTGCCTGCCTTCATCCAAGCCCAGTCTATGAATTTTGCAAATCCGACCCAGGTGATTATTGATTCGCTGTTTGGCGATTCGATCAAAAAGGCTAAAGCCAGGGTTGGCGGCACACCTCCTGGCAATATGGCCGAACTGAACCAGGCGATCGAGACGGCCATCGAATCCAACGCCTCTGAAAAAAATAAGCAGCGCCTCAGGGATCTGAAAAATATGCTGCCTTCGATGCATTTTTCAGCCGCCCACGATCTCTTTCTGAAATATTCAGAGGGGGCGCCAGCATGACTAAGGCTGAAAAACGTCAGAAAAACCGCGAGTATTATCTGAAAAGGAAAGAAGAGTTGAAAAGACGGGCCCGCGAGCGTTATCAGCGGCTGAAATTAGTCGAAGAGGGTGCAGGCCAGCCTGAGAGCACCTATAGCGATCAGAAGAAGTCCGAGGCTGATCAATCGACTGAGCAGCCTTGGCTGAAAAAAAATGATGCTAACGGGCACTCGGATCAGCCGATTACAACCTCAGAAGGCGCCAAGTCGGTTTTGCTCGGATCCTGGTCTGAAAATTTTTATCCGCGGATTGAAATGAACATTCAATTTTCAGAGTCCATCAAACCTTCAGAATTTTCAGCCACGAAGAAGGCGTCTGTAGAATCGGCCGATTCTGAAAAATCTGGAGGCCCTGAAAGTCGCTTAAAAAAGATCTCCATATTTTTCAGGCTCCTTTTTTCAGTTTTTCTCACGGGATTACTCGTTTATCTTCAGTACGAATTTTACCGCGACCATGACACCTCACAATATCCGCTCCTTCTGGCGATTGCTTGCGAGCTGAGCTTGGTGTATTTGGCGGTCACGAAGCTTCAGAGCCGTTGGGTGGACTGGATAAGGAAGATGACGTATGGCCTCGTTTTTTCTTACGTCATAGGCTCTCTTGGATTTCATGTTTTCAGTGAGTCGAGATTGAAGGCCATGGACAATCCAGCGTCTCTGAACATAGCAGCTACAGAATCAACGTCTACCCAGCGAGAAGAGCTTATACGGCGGCTGAAAATTGCTGAAAAAGCACTTTCAGAAGCTACACGACATGGCTCGTGGGACAATATGGAATTCTTTGGCAAGCAGGTCGCACGTCTGCGCAGCAAGGTAGATAATTTGCCAAAAGAAAAGGTCTTGGGAACCACTGCAAGTGCGATGGCATTGGCTTCAGGGCTTCTGCTTATAATCTTGAGAGCGGCGCTTGTGATTGTTAATTCTTTAAATACCTATAGCATTCTAGAATCATTTCCATGAATCTGTCCCAGATTCTCTTGGAATGGGGAGAATATTACACGGACCAATTTGAAACCTGACTCGGGCATCAAGTGTATCAGATTAGCTACCTTTAATTATCTACCAACACCGCCATTTTTGCTGGTCTTAGTAGCTAGTTAACAGAAATTAAGGACAACTTTGAGGGGCAAGGGGATCCCGGATTGTTTCCACATTTGTTTTTGGTAAAAACGACAAAAAACTACTTTTTTTTGATCACGAATCTTTTTGAGAAAGCCTTTTCTCGCAGTTTAGTCCGTAAAAGTGAAAAGGAAATCCTCAAAGCCTTGAAAGAAGCGGAACCCAAAATTCAATTGGCAAGGCGTCGAGGTAAAATCTATGAGCCAGATAAGGGTCCGTTTCGCAGAGTGATTAAAGCTTTCCCGATTGATTGCGGTTTGAGTTTTGTCTGATTGAGAGGAACTAGGATCAGACTGTGATATTAATTTGGCATAATTAGTCTTTTTCGATAGAATAAAACATTGTTTCAATTTTCTATGCGACAGATTTCCTGAAACTGGGGGCTTGAGTACTTGGTCCTTTGAGAGAAAGTGTTTTTGATATATCGTTTGTGGCGATCAGAAAATGTTTGAGAAAGCGTTCGATAGAAACGAAAGTTTTTCAGTACCTATAAATATAAAAACATGTGTGTATTAGAGCAGTAGGTGAGATGGAAAATAGATTTTTTAAGGAACCAATTTTAAACTCTCCATATGAATGTCCCGACAAGCATTGGGAGCTAGACAGCAACGGGCAACCTACACAACAAATTATTGAGAGACGTAGACTAGCTCAATTCATAACTCCAATTCCAAGGCCACGCAATAAGAAGAAGGATGACAAGGTTCAAAGACAGCTTGAGTTTGGGGAGACAGAGGGCCTTTCAGACGGAGAGCAGCAGTATGATCCGACGTCTCTAGTTAATCAAATAAGAGAAAAAATTGAAGCTTGGCGGACGCTGCCAAACCCATCCGACTGGAAGGTAACACCAGAAACAGCCCGTATTCTTCAACATTGGAGAACCCACAAATTTAGTAGTCTGCGCCCGTTCTTTTGTCAAATTGAAGCCGTGGAAACTGCCATATGGTTGACCGAAGTCGCTCCCCAAAGTGGCAAGTCTGGAAAAGTAATTCTGGACTACCTTAAAAGCGCCAACCACGATGCCAACCCAGATCTGTTTCGTATAGCTCTAAAATTGGCAACGGGTGCGGGTAAAACTACTGTTATGGCAATGCTGATCGCGTGGCAAACAGTAAACGCTGTTAGAAGGCCGCAGAGCAAAAAATTTACTCGTGGATTCTTAGTAGTAGCACCAGGCTTAACCATTCGAGATCGCCTTAGAGTTCTTTTGCCAAACGATCTCGATAGTTACTACGCAAGTCGCGAAATTGTACCTACAGATATGCTCGAAGACTTAAATCGAGCCAAAATAGTTATCACCAACTATCATGCTTTCAAGTTACGAGAAAAGATCGACATATCGAAGGGTGGTCGATCTTTACTTCAGGGGCGGGGTGATCCCCTCAATACGATTGAAACTGAAGGCCAGATGTTACAACGCGTGATGCCAGACCTCATGGGGATGAAAAACGTGCTGGTTCTCAATGACGAGGCGCATCATTGCTATAGAGAAAAGCCCAGCGACGATAATGATGTTGCTCAGCTAAAGGGTGATGAAAAGAAGGAAGCGGAGAAGAACCGCGAAGCTGCCCGCCTTTGGATTACTGGCTTAGAGACTGTTAAGAAAAAGCTTGGCGTTAATACAGTTTTTGATCTGTCAGCGACTCCTTTCTTTTTGAGTGGTTCCGGATACGTGGAAGGCACATTGTTTCCCTGGACCGTCAGTGACTTTTCTTTCATGGACGCGATTGAGTGCGGAATCGTAAAGCTTCCAAGGGTTCCAGTCGCTGATAATATTCCCGGTTACGATGTGCCGATGTACCGAAATCTATGGGAACACATACGAAAAAAAATGCCCAAAAAAGGGCGCGGCAAAGGTGCGAAGCTTGATCCATTGAGCTTGCCTCCTCAACTTCAAACCGCTCTTGAAGCTTTGTACGGACACTATGAACAAACATTCGAATTGTGGAAGGATGCGGGGATCCGAGTACCGCCATGCTTTATCGTTGTTTGTAACAACACAGCAACGTCGAAGCTGGTATACGACTTCATTTCTGGATTTCACTATGAAACCTCAGATGGAGACAGTAAATGGCAAAATGGCCGATTTCCTTTATTCAGAAATTTCGATGACAATGGGAACCCACTCGCCCGGCCCAATACACTTTTGATTGACAGTGAGCAGCTAGAATCAGGCGATGCGCTCGATAAAAATTTTCGCTCGATGGCATCTGATGAAATCGAACAGTTTCGTAGAGAAATTGTCGAAAGAACTGGAGACGCCAGACAGGCTGAAAATATTACAGACCAAGAACTTCTCCGTGAAGTGATGAATACTGTGGGGAAAGAAGGAAGACTTGGAGGCGGGATTAGGTGTGTCGTCTCCGTTTCGATGTTGACCGAAGGTTGGGATGCAAACACAGTTACTCACGTTTTGGGGGTAAGGGCTTTCGGGACCCAGCTTCTTTGTGAACAAGTTATTGGGCGTGCGTTGAGACGACAATCCTATGACCTCAATGAAGAGGGAAAATTCAATGTCGAGTATGCTGATGTTTTGGGCATTCCGTTCGACTTTACTGCGGAGCCAGTAGTATCGCATCCTCAGCCACCAAGAGAAACTGTGCATGTACATGCGGTTTCACCTGAGCGTGATCATCTTGAGATTCGTTTTCCCAGAGTAGCAGGCTACAGAATTGAACTACCAGAAGAACGATTGAAGGCGAATTTTACTGACGATTCGACTTTGGAGCTAACGCCAGATCTAGTTGGTGCTACTGAGACTCGAAATTCGGGAATCATTGGTGAGTCGGCGGACCTTAGCCTTGTTCATACTGGTGATGTTAGGCCATCGCAGGTTCTGTACAAACTGGTTTCACACTTAATCCTGACGAAATGGCGAGACCCCGGTGAAGAACCAAAGTTATTTCTCTTTGGGCAACTAAAAAGAATTACAAGACAGTGGATCGATAATTACCTGATTTGTAAAAGTGGGACTTACCCAGCTCAGCTTGAGTACAAAATGTTGGCCGATATGGCCTGCGAAAAGATAACAAAGGCAATCGTCAGTAGATTTGAAGGGGGCCGTCCGATCACCGTTGTACTTGATCCCTACAATCAAGTTGGTTCGACAAAGAACGTGGGTTTCAACACCTCACGTGCCAATCGGTGGGAAACGGACAGCCGAAAATGCCACGTCAATTGGGCGATCTTGGATAGCGATTGGGAAGGTGAATTTTGCCGTGTCGTAGAGAAGCATCCCGCAGTTCGTGCCTACGTCAAAAACCACAATATGGGATTTGATGTTCCTTATAGATTCGGCTCTGAAACCCGCAAGTACATCCCTGACTTTATTGTTCTTGTTGATGACGGGAAGGGAGATGACGACCTCCTTCAATTGATCGTTGAGGTCAAAGGTTACCGCCGCGAAGACGCTAAAGAGAAGAAATCTACTATGGACACGTATTGGATTCCCGGCGTGAATCATTCCAAGAAGTTTGGGCGCTGGGCATTTGCTGAATTTACTGATGCCTATCTGATGGAAGAAGAATTTGAAAAGAAAGTGGAATCTGAGTTTGGAAAATTGATTGAAAAAGTTACTGCTGCATCAATTGTGCAAGGAGGATGATATGGCAAAGAAAAAGACACGATCTGGTGCAAGCAAGAAATCAGTAGAAGCAATTCAACATGATGAAGATAAAAGGAAAAACATTCCTACTGCTGAGTATCAGTCGGTAATGAAATCTGAAGAGAAAGAGGCAATTAAGTTTTCGTTCGAGAGGAGAAATAGAGACCTGGATCCACAATTGGTTTGGAGGGGAAAGGACGAACAAGATTGGAGTGACCTAGTCGTAAATACCCCACCTCTCTATATCCAAGAAAAGGTACATCCAAAAGTTCTGATAGATAAGCTGAGACTGTATTCAGAGAAGGACAAAAACCCATCCACAAATTATCAACCGAGTCTGTTCGATCAATTCAACGGAATTTCTAGTGGAGTAGATAGAACTGAATTCTACCAACACGATCAAAACTGGACCAACAGGATGATTCTAGGAGACGCGCTTCCTGTGCTGGCTAGTTTGGCGGAGCGTGAAAATCTAAAGGGACAAGTTCAATGTATCTACATAGACCCACCTTATGGAATCAAGTTCAATAGCAACTTCCAGTGGAGCACAACTAGTCGCGACGTTAAGGACGGAAACGTAAAACACATTACTAGGGAACCTGAGCAAGTAAAAGCATTCCGAGATACGTGGAGAGATGGAGTACACAGCTACTTGACCTACCTGAGAGATCGGTTAACCGTGGCTCGGGATTTGCTTGCAGATTCGGGCTCGGTTTTTGTGCAGATTGGTGAGGAAAATGTACACAGAGTGCGATCACTTCTTGAGGAAGTTTTCGGACAGGATAATTTTGTTTCTCTAATCACGGTAAAAAAGACCGCAGTCCAGACAGACTTAGCCATATCAAGCGTATCTGATTATATTCTTTGGTTTTGCAAATATAGGGCACAAATAAAGTATCGCCCGCTATTTCTATCAAAGAACATAGGTGATCCTGGATCCGAACAATATAGGTGGATTCGTGACGAAAAAGGTGACTTTTGCCGAGTCAAAAATCAATCAGATTATTCAACAGGTCAACTATGTAGACCCGACAATCTTACGTCGAGTCACGAATACTCGCGCGGCAAAGAAGAAATCAAGTTTCAGGGTAAAAAGTACAATCCTGGGGGAAGGTACTGGTCTACAAGTCCTGAATCCATTGAACGCTTGGGTAAGGCAGGAAGGTTGCATACTGGAGGTAGGACACTAAGTTACGTCCGATTTTTGTGCGATTTTTCGGTTATGCCATTATTAAACGTCTGGACTGATACAGGGACTGGTGGTTACGGCGACGAACGTTTTTATGTTGTGCAGACAACAACAAAAATAATACAGCGATGTGTTTTAATGACCACCGACCCAGGAGACTTGGTTTTGGATCCAACCTGTGGCTCAGGCACAACAGCAGCAGTTGCGGAGCAGTGGGGGCGCAGATGGATAACGATCGATACTTCCAGAGTTGCGCTAGCGTTGGCAAGATCACGTTTGATGGGCGCTAGGTATCCATATTATTTGCTTGCTGATTCTGAAGAGGGTCAAGAGAAAGAAGCAGAAATATTAGGGAAGGAGATATCGAGCAAGCCGACATTTGGCAAGATAAGACAGGGGTTCGTGTATGAGCGGGTGCCTCATGTGACAATGAAATCAATTGCAAATAATCAGCTAATTGACGCGGTCTGGGACAAATATAGCGAAGAAATTTCGCCATTGATTCAAAGGTTGAGCAAAGAACTTAAAATTGATGGTGCGCCGGAAGAGTACAAGATTCCTAGAGATCGAGGAAAAGATTGGACGGATGATGTAGTAAAAAATTGGAAGCGTTATTGGGAAATTAGAAAGACGCGTCAACAAGAAATTGACAAATTAATAGATCGGACAGCCGAATCAGAAACGCTTTATGACAGACCTTATGTTGATAAAAATATCGTCAGAGTATCGGGTCCATTTACGGTAGAGAGTCTATCGCCTCATAGAATGGTTGCGGTTGACGAAAATGACAACCCTATCGGTCTTAATGTCGAAGACAAATCAAATGAAGGGCAAATAGGGTTTGTCGATATGGTGTTGGAAAACCTGAAAACGTCAGGAGTTCAACAAAGCCACAAAGAAGATAGAATCCAGTTTCATTCTTTGAGTCCGTGGCCGGGTGAATTTGTTTGTGCCGAAGCGTGTTACATAGACAACGGTGGTGATGATGTGAAAAGGAGGGCAGCTATATTTGTGGGTCCAGAGTTTGGAACCGTAACTCGACCTGATTTAGTAGAAGCTGCTAGAGAGGCAGGTGATTCAGGATTTGACGTTTTGATAGCCTGTGCATTTAATTTTGATGCTCACACGACTGAATTCTCTAAATTAGGAAAAATACCAATCCTTAAAGCGCGAATGAATGCTGACCTTCATATGGCTGATGACCTAAAGAATACAGGCAAGGGAAACCTATTTGTCATTTTTGGGGAGCCGGATATCGACTTGATAAAAGATCGTGAAGCCTACCAGATAAAGATAAATGGTGTAGATGTTTTTGATCCTCGATCTGGAGAAGTAAGGAGTGATGGTCCAGATGGTATAGCGTGTTGGTTCCTAGATACAGATTACAACCAGGAAAGCTTTTTCGTAAGGCACGCGTACTTCTTAGGTGCTAATGATCCGTTCAAATCGCTAAAGAAGACCCTGAAGAGTGAAATAGATAAAGAAGCATGGGAGTCTCTATATAGTGATACCTCAAGACCTTTTACTACTCCTGAGTCTGGCCGAATCGCTGTTAAAGTAATCAACTACCTTGGTGACGAGGTGATGAAAGTTATAAGGGTAGACTAATGGAATTTCGTATCGCAGACACGTTCAGTGTCAGCCTGGCACGCCTTACAGCCGATGAGCAGAAGGCGGTGAAAACGACGGCATTTGATCTTCAGGTCAATCCCGCAAATCCAGGTTTAAGTTTTCACAAATTAGATCGCGCGCGCGATAAAGATTTCTGGTCGGTTCGTGTAAGCAGAGATATTCGGATTATTGTACATCGAAGTGAAGCCAGTCTCCTTCTTTGCTATGTAAATCACCACGATGATGCGTACAAATGGGCAGAGCGCCGCAAGCTTGAAACTCATCCAAAGACAGGAGCGGCTCAGATAGTCGAGATTCGCGAAACAATCCGCGAAATCGAGATACCTAAATATGTCGAAGCAGAACAAATGCCAGCTCCAAAGCCTGCACTATTCTCTTCACATGATGATGACGACCTCCTTTCATATGGGGTGCCTGCTGAGTGGTTGGAGGATGTAAAGGCAGCGAACGAGGATTCGCTCCTTGCAATTACGGATCATCTACCATCAGAGGCTGCGGAAGCATTGCTCGAGCTGGCGACTGGTGGGAAACCCGACGTAACAGCGCCAGCACCGCAAAAGGCAGATCCGTTTGAACATCCAGATGCTCAACGTCGGTTCCGAATTATGTCTAGCGTTGAAGAGCTTGAGCGCGCGTTGGAGTACCCTTGGGATAAGTGGACCATTTTTTTACACCCTGAACAACGCAAAATTGTAACAAAAGATTACAACGGGCCGTCAAGGGTGTCGGGTTCTGCTGGTACTGGAAAGACGATCGTAGCTTTACACAGGGCGGTACACCTTGTGAGAATCGACCCAGATTCAAGAGTCCTTCTAACGACTTTCTCAGATATACTTGCCAACTCGCTGCGTACCAAAGTCAAACGACTTATAATCAACGAACCCAGATTGGGAGAGCGTCTAGATGTTGCAGCTTTAGATGAGCTTGGGCTTCGACTGTACAGATCGCACATTGGGGGCTTCAAGTTTGCCGACATTGGTTTTGTTCGCAATGTAATCAAGGAAGTCTATGACTCCCAGGTTGACAAGTTATTCAGTCTAACATTTGTGAATGCCGAGTGGGACCAGATCGTCGATGCCTGGCAGATTAGATCCTGGGATGACTATCGCGATGTAAAGAGATTAGGGCGGAAGACTCGTCTGTCGGAACAGAAAAGAGAGTGGCTTTGGTCAATTTATGCCAAGGTTATTGAGAAGCTTGATAGCCAGGGCATGGTTACGAATTCAGGGATGTATTCGAAGCTCGCAAATAAGTTCGCCAAGGACAAAAATTCGATTTTTGATCACATTGTTGTTGATGAGGCACAAGACGTCAACCCGGCACAGTTGCGCCTATTTGGAGTGCTTGTCGGGGATAAGCCGAATGGGATTATGTTCACGGGTGACCTGGGTCAAAGGATATTTCAACAACCGTTCTCGTGGAAATCGCTTGGAATCGATTTACGCGGTAGATCAAAGACTTTGAGGGTAAATTACCGTACATCTCACCAAATACGGTCACAGGCAGATATGCTTCTTTCTACCGAGGTTGCAGATGTTGATGGCAATGTAGAGGTGAGAAAAGGCACTGTATCCGTGTTTAACGGACCATCACCAAAGGTTGAAAAACTAGAATCGCCGGAGGCTGAAACAAAATACGTTGCGGAATGGATCAAAAATCTCCTTTTAGAGGGTATCCAGCCGCACGAAATTGGGATATTTGTTCGTTCAAAGGACTTTTTGCAAAGGGCAATAGCGGTGGCAGAAGCGGCGTCAGTTCCTTACAAAGCAATAGACAATAAGATGGAAAGCATCAGTGGAAAGGTAGCCGTCAGCACGATGCACTTGGCCAAGGGCCTTGAATTTCGTGCCGTCGCAGTTATGGCATGCGACGACGAAATCATCCCACTCCAGGAACGAGTCGAAAGTATTGCGGACGACTCAGATCTGGAGGAGGTATACAACACCGAACGTCATTTGCTTTATGTGGCATGCACCAGAGCACGCGACAACTTGCTGGTAACCAGTGGCGGTGACTCATCGGAGTTTCTTGATGATTTTGTGTTTTAGTATATAGTACAACTACGTTAAATTTTTCGAATGCCTTGAGGTGTAATTCTTACCCTCTGGCTTTGAATCCACTGCTTCATCGGCAAATCAAGGAATTGCGGAAACAACTTAACTTCGTAGTACCAAATACCAACTAATATAGAGTAGTTGGCATTTTTCGGACGATGCTCTAGACTCGTATCCAAAGAGAAATGGATATGAGTTGCAACCATCATAAAAAAGGCTCCAGTTGTAAAGTTGAGCCGATCAGCGATCTTCGAAAATAGCCATAATCAAAAGTCTATTGACTAACGAACCGTAAAATATCGCCATTTTCAAGCCGGGAATCAACTCGGCGCTTCGAGCCAGTGATCTTCTGGGTATTCGATTTGCCCAGATCAAAGATCTGGAGCCAGGAGAGTATTTCGAGGTCCGGGAACGAAAGACCAAAAAGAAGCGATTCAGGCTTATCTCGTAATAAGGACGCGAACGAGACAATATGCTTCGTTGTTAGTCTCTCGGAAAGGCCAAGGCCTGCGTATTTAGGTTTCCTCACTCCATAGGAAGGTAAAACGTTGGTGTGTTAACATAGGGCTGCAAGGCAACTATCGACCCATACCTTGCGCAAAACCTTTGGCTATCAGCAGCGGATAGCCTTTGGTCTTGGAACGGCCTAGCTTATGTTGATTTTTGACTATTCAATGGAACGCCAAAAACTTGGATACCTTGGTATCAAGTGTGACGAGATTCGCAATGTCCACTCGAACGCGCTTTGATGAGGTAGATTTAGAAGACTGAATGCGAATAATTTTTGTTCAAAGTTGGGTGGTATTAGTGGCATCGTTGATCCCTATAAGTAGCTTCCCCCCATTTTAAAAATTACTGATATTGAAAATCTTGAATTTCCGCTTTATCACGGCGATGATCTTGCCGATGCTGTATCAGCAATGACAGTATATGCAAAAATGCAATTTACTGAAATGTCGGATGAGGAGGGGAGCAGCCTTAAGGCGGCCCTTCTGAAATACTGCGATCTAGATACCCTAGCTATGGTGATGCTTTATGGGTGTTGGGCCTATGAGGTTTGTGGATTACAATCTGTAGCATAAGAAAGGCCAAAAAATGTCATCAGACAAAAAGTACACTTTATACCAACCTGATATTGACCAAATTTTGAATTGGATTCGATCTGGAGAAATTGCTATACCCGAGATACAGCGCCCATTTGTTTGGTCGTCAACACAGGTACGGGACCTTCTTGATTCCTTGTATCGAGGATATCCTGTTGGCTACATTATTGCTTGGAAAAGTCCGGATGTTCGCTTGAAAGATGGTACATCATCTTCTGGTAGAAAAGTATTGATCGATGGACAACAAAGGGTGACTGCTTTAACGGCAGCTATTCTTGGGCAAAAGGTAATCAACAAGGATTACCAGAATGTTCGTATAAAAATATCTTATCATCCTGAGAAAGAAAAGTTTGAGGTATTAAACCCTGCAATAGAAAAGGATCAGACTTGGATTCCAGATATTAGTACAGTTATCGCTACCAATGAAGTGTTCAAACTGGTTAAAGCATACTGCGATAAGAATCATGGCGTAAGCAATGAAGAAATTTTTGGAAAAATTGAAAAATTAAGAAATATTACAGCCAAACAGTTGGGGTTGATTGAATTAGACCACGATCTTGATATTGAAACTGTAACCGATATTTTTATTCGAATAAATTCCAAAGGGGTTGTGTTAAGTCAGGCAGACTTTGCGATGTCAAAGATAGCATCCAATGAAAACTATGATGGACATAATTTGAGAAAGTGTATCGATTATTTTTGCCACTGTGCCGTCGCTCCCGAGTTTCTTGATCACATTCAAAATCATGATAAATCCTTTGCAAAGACAGAATTTTCACCAAAAATTACGTGGCTTCGAAAAGAAAACGATGATTTATATGACCCTTCATACTCGGACTTGCTCAGGGTGGCATTTATTTCTAAGTTTAGTCGAGGAAAACTTTCCGACTTGGTCAGTTTGCTCTCTGGTAGAGATTTTGAAAAACGCGTCTATAAGGAAGAGATAGCAGAGGAATCATTTGAAAGGCTGAAAGATGGTGTTTATCATTTCATAAACGAAACAAACTTCAAACGTTTTTTGATGATCGTGAGATCAGCAGGGTTTATCGAACCCAGTCTTATTAGGTCCCGAAATGCCCTTAACTTTGCGTATGTTGTCTATCTTAAGCTGCGAGATGAAAAATATGAAGCTCATGATATTGAGAAATACGTCAAAAAGTGGCTTGTGATGTCAATTTTGACAGGCAGGTACTCTGGGTCAGCTGAGTCGACCTTTGATTTTGATATCCGAAGTATAAATGAAAAAGGGATGAAAAATTTTCTTGGTGAAGTCGAGGAAGCGGAGCTTTCGGAAGCTTTTTGGAACTCCGGGTTAATTCAGAGCCTTACGACATCAGTAGCTAGTAGTCCGAGTTTTAAAGTCTATCTGGCTGCTCAATGCAAATTTAATTCGAGAGGCTTTTTATCCAAAGATATCACCATTAAAAATTTGTTGGAACATAGGGGCGACATACATCATATTTTCCCGAAAGACTATCTAAAGAAAAATGGTTTATCGAAGGGAAAATACAACCAGATCGCAAACTATGTATACACTCAATCCGAAGTTAACATTGCGATATCCAATAAAGAGCCAAGAGTTTACCTAGACGAAGTTCGGGAGCAATGTAACGGAGGAAAACAGAAATATGGTGGGGTAATTGATGAGAAAGATTTAATAGAGAATCTCGTTGAAAATGATATCCCGCGAGAGATTTTTGAACTAGATATTGAAGGATATGATGATTTTTTGATGTTAAGACGTAAGTTGATATCAAAGAAGCTAAAGTCCTATTATGATCAGCTCTAAATACCATGGTGGTGCTATGAGTATTGGGTCTATAAGGTTTGAGAGCTTAAAGTGGGAGGCGTGATGTTTACCGGATCAACTAGCGAGGCTTATGCCCGTGTCCCGTGAAAATATGAAAAGAGAATTTGATTCAATATATCGTCTTATAGAAGATAATGGGGGGAGCTTGTATCTTAAAACAGAGAATAAAAAGAAAAAATTTGAGGTAGTGACGGGAAAATATGAAAATAGACCGAAAAAAGGTATCAAGCGGCTTACGGTAAAGAAAAATATTCACTATACGAGGGACACTTGGCCGCAATCTCAACACAATCGTACCAGGGACTCTTACTCAAATTCGATCAGAAATTGGTATCGGCAGCAACCCAACTTACAACCTACTTATCCCTCGCCTCAAGAGATATTCAATCAATTGCGTCAGAGCGAAAGTAGCTGGTCTTTCTACTGTCGACTTCGTGATGATCTCCTTGATTATCCTGGATCTTGGCGCCCTTCAATCAAACGCCAATTGCCAACTTCTACAGTTTGGTATGGAGTGCGACTGAAGAATGGATACAGTTGTTTACCTTTCGGTATACGAATTGATGCCCAACTCATCATTCACTTTGGAATGCTAGCCAATGAAAATCGCCAACCATTTTGTGTCGAAAATAACCGGGCCGAGTATGCTCACCGTCTTGGAAAAGACTTGGATAAAACAATCTCCGAGACCAAATGGAAAAATGGGGAACTTGTTGTACCTCTCTCGGAACTCTATCCAAAAAAATACAATCAGGTTCTCGATACTTTTAGGTGGTTTATTGACAAATTCGAAGAATCCAACAAAGGAGATAATGAGTTTATTCGAAACGCAAGCATAGAAGACTTGTATGCAGAGTTAGAAACAGACTGTTCTCCTCGACCAGATAGTTCAGTTCAAGCTAAGCGTCGCCTTAGCAGCTCAAAAGACAGACCTCACCAAAAAAGGTTTAGAGATAAGATAACTATGGTCTACAAGAAAAAGTGCGCGGTTAGTGGGAGCGATCTCAATATTGTTTTACAAGCAGCTCACATACAACCATATCAAGGATGGGAATCGAACGCTGTTCAAAACGGCATTCTCCTTAGAAGTGACCTACATTTGTTATTTGATGCTCATCTTGCAACATTCAAGTACGAAAATGAGGAGCTTATTTTTCTTGTTCACTCATCAATAATTGATGAGTATTACAGATCGTTTGACAGAAAGGCTGTTTTCCTTCCGAACGAACCCAGATATTGGCCGTGTAAGAACCTCCTGGAGGTCCATAACCAAATGTTTTTCTCCTTGCTACCCACCGTAATATTTTAGAAAAGCTGGATGCCTACGATTGACGTTGACGCTTTTTTCGTACGATGAAATGTACATAACGTAACAAAATGTTACGTTACATGAAGGATGTTGCAATATGAGAGATGGTATTTCCTATGAAGATGTGGCTAGAGTGGCAAACAGACTGCGTGAGCAGGGGCTTAAACCTACGGTAAGGCTCATCAGGGCTGAACTCGGGACTGGCTCTCACAGCACCATTTCAAATCACCTTGCCATCTGGCAATGTTAACAGCGAAAGCAGGAGGACGCTAAGGCAGACTTAAGCTATGTGGATCTTCTGAGTTCAAACCTCAAAAACGCTACAACCCCAAAAAAAGCAAATAGAAAATTTGTTGGGGGGATGCCCTCGCTGAGAGCCTTTCACATGAGATGGCAGAAAGACCCGTATACACGAGCGTCAAGTGTCCTTCGCATGTCGAAGAAAGCACATCCCCACGTGAAGCTTGTGCCACGCAAGCTGATGTCAGGATATCATGATCGGCGATAGGGATGGAACGGTTTGTTGAGTTGTCCCCAGCCTCTGTTGATAACTGACCCGATGACGCAAAAATAAGCAGAACGCGCGAGTGTGGTAGCGTGATGCATATAAATTAACCACATTAAGCTACTATAGCGTACTTTTATGCAGGGTTTTTTGATCGCTCGGTCTTTTCATTTAACTAATTGATATAGTTTGCTAAATAATATGTAAAACCCACACATATTGGCGGACAAGATTGTGCAGTTTTCTGATCACTTCAAATACGTCGATAAAATACCGTTTATCCGTAGTATCTATTAACCGAAGAGATATTTGTCCGTAGGATCGCTGTAGTGCAAAATAGGTGATGGAATGCAACTCAAGAAGAAGAGGGAAGATTATGAATACTGTATTACGCTCTTACGTGATATGGCAGATGCTTATGAAACTCTTGCAGATGCCAACGGGCATGATGAACGTAATGATATAATCGAAGAACGGTTGGGGTATTTAGCTTACGAAGTCGAACGGCTTGCTTTGATTCCCATTCCTAGGACTCAAGACGAAATTGCTAGTCAAATCGAAAAATTTAGCTCTTTTCGATCTGTTCGTAAGATAGAGATACGAACTAAGTATAAAACAGATATCACATGATCAATCTATTTTTTCTCCCTTACGGGCATTAGAATTAGGCAAGGGAAATGAGAGGTTATTATATTGAAAACTCTTGAATTATCTTTGTCGGGTGTTGATATTCAAATTAGCGTAGTGGCAGCTGAAAAAGATATTCACATCACGAGACCAGTATTCGGAATCCCAATTTCATTTATTCACGAGGCTGGTGTTCATCCCACAATAAAAAACCCCTCAAAATTCATTGCCAAATGCAAAATTAATAGTACAGACTTTCTTTCTGTAATCGGTACTTCGAGTTTTAGTCTCGTACAGAACTGGCTTAATTTATACCACAATTCAAATCCGGAATCTGATTATCTACCGATACATCAACATATGGGCGAACTGAATGGTCATTCATTAAGCAAATGCTACTTTTTCAATTGGCTATTTGGAAGTAAGTTTTTGAGCTTGACTGAAACTGAGTTTCGAAAAGTTTCGAGTCGCTATTGTGAAGACCTTCCTTGGCATGATTTTAATTTGCACTTTGTAAATTTAAATTCAGGCAAGAGTCTTTGGGTCTGGCTGGGTAAGGAATATGGTAACAATTTTGTATCCAGAAAGGATATGCGTAAATTAGCGTCTAAACACCTTTGGAAACCATCAGAAGGTTTGCAGTTTGCAAACGATATGAAAGCATTCATGAATACCTATCCGAGTATCTTTGGCAAGGTCTTACCGTAGTCATCTATTTCGGAATCACTGATTGAGGCAGTATATCAATTGAGCGGCAAGGCTTGCGTGAAACCTACCTGGGGTATGGCAACGAAGGTGAACATGGCTATGTAATGGCTGACAAGAGAATCTATTTTACACAAGAATTACTTTCACATCTAAACCCTACCGGACAATCCAAAGAAGAATCGCAGCTTGAATCAAATCTTACACCAATAGATTCTGGGTCAGGTAATGTGAAAGTCGGGGCTCCATATTTATTGACTTTTTGAGCGCAATAACCGTGACTTTCGTATTGGTCTTTTACACACTTTTCTCCATACGAACAGTCGTAATCAGAAGAACAACCTGAGTTATAAACATTAAATTTAGACTCAGATCCCGCATTATTGGTGCTCTTTAGCGAATTTATAACCCTGTCCCATTCTGCTTCCCGACGTTTTTGTTTTCTGCGTTTGGCTATTATTTCTTGTGATCTTATCATTTTGATATCAATCTTGACAGTCTTCATGCAAGTCTTCACTTGACCCACGAAATCTTTAACTAGCGCGGATTCCAGGCTTCTACATAATTTGGCTTCACGAAGATGCGCAGCTCTTGCTTCTTTGTCTGATAGATTGCGTAGTTCTTCGTACTTATCTCTATTTGAGAAACCTTCATTTAGCGCGCTAAGGCACTTATTGACAAGAGGTTTCTTGCATTCCACAAAGCCTTCATTCTTCATTCGTTCGAATTTGTTGGGGTGATTGCTTGCTAGGCACTGGTTATAATCAAGCGTTTTACTTGATTGACTAAGCTCGTTACAGTAAGCTTCTACTCGCATCATTTCGTAGTTCAATTTATATTTCTCTGAATATACCGCATCCCTAGCACAAGCGTAGAAGTTACTGCTATTTCTCGGATGTCCTGATTCAAAGCACATCTTTTCTGCTTTGTGAGGAGTAACACAGTTAGAAGTGAGAATCAGTATGATCATTATGGAATTATGAACTCTCATATATGCCCTCTGATAGCCGCATAGTCAACTAATCAGAAGACAGATCACTCAGGTTTAGAGGATACTATTTTCATCAAGGATATTACGCCTCTAGTATATTATATTTTTTGGTATAAACCAGGATTAACTCGCAAAAGACTAGAGTGCCACAGCCAAGAAGCCATTGCGCTTGATTGAGTGAAATATCCATTGTCTTCGGAAGATGACCAAGAAGAATGGCCGCAAATCGATGGCTGCCGAATTGCGATATGGTTAAAAATATCTAATAGTTATGTTGAAATTGGCAGACAAAAAACAGATGTTTCCAGATCACCTTAGGATAGATATCTATCCACTTGTGAGCCACACCGAAAACTCCGCTGTGTTCACGTTGGCTTCCATGTAAATCTATTGTATCCCTTAGTCTACAAGGTGTTGGTGGGTTTGATTTGTTCCAATCTTTTTGTCCCAACTATACATGTAGTAGGAAAGCGGTTCGACTCCGCTTACCTCCACCAGATCAATGAATTCGAACCGGTGTCTGTGTATTATCAATTTAAATTAAATTAACCACCAATCGCGATTTGTGTATGAGCCTTCAACGATGTGGGCCGAGTGACGATTGGTCCTTATTGAGTTCTAGCTTGCCTTCAAGTAGGCATACAGCCCATCTGCTTCACTTTGATTTGTGTAGGTGTGAGTTGAGCCAAAGTGAAAACGCCAGTATTTTGCTCCGGGCTTAGGTGGAACAATCACAAAATCAGAGAGATTCGCATTGGCAATTCTCTTAAGAGCATCCGCCTTCGTATCGCCATGAAACGCCACCTTCCCTTGAAGCCCCTCAATATCAGTCAATTCCATAATTACGTATACTTCGGGGTTTGGAGCTTCTGTGGTTTGGCCGTCAAGCTGGGCGGCGTTTGGGTTCTGTAATAACCATGTTTGGATCCATTTTTTGAAATCTGAAAATGAAGTAGCAGTTTTAATTATTGGCATTTTATTTCCTTTCATTCCCTAGAGTACCAGTATTATAGCCTTTCTTACTGTTTTTAAAATCTTGCTCGAAGATTCAAATTACTATTCGGTTGGAGTTTTAATCCGTTAAGTAATATCCTGGCCAGATCTGGTAAATCTGCAAAAAAGTAAAGCTTGATCTGACGTCGAAGATCAACATTTGGATAAAAGTTGGACTTCGAAAAGCAGTCACTGTCATATCTCAGGTCTATGCCAGATCACTTTAGCGCTGCTGGAGGTACGTGTGATGAGGAGCTTTCGAATTGATTGTACCGATGATCGGTTTCCGTGAGTCCTCTTTACTCCTCGTATTGAGTATGGTGGTGGGACTGCTTCCCGCCTCAAGGTTGTTATTGGCGTGTTCAGGTAGGTGGGTATAGGTATGACAAGGCGGCAATCCCATGATCGGTTAGAGCGCACGCTTCATAAACCTGAGCTTCCATCGCCATTCTATGAAACACACAAACTGCCGGGTGAGTAAATGGTTCATTGTTTAACGACCACAACATCATCGCAATGGGAACACAAATGCGGTACTCGAGTCCCGTGTTTCGAAAGCAGGCCCTTGGCACTTGTCATATCGTCTCCAAGCTCCCAGCCCCCCGCACATTCGGCGTCATTCGATGTCCGTGGACGATATCATGACCGCGATCTATATTCCTTCAGGAGAAAGGAGATTTGCAATGGACTTTGAACAAGTAGTCGAGTCAATGGTTAGGCTTATGGGTAGGTATCCTAGCCTTTAATACGATAGTGACTTCATATCTGTAGACGAATGGATTTGGAAAGATGCCGAAAAAGCTCATCGTCTGTGAGTTACCGAAAGCTCCGAAAAAGGGCGCATTTTTTCGAGTTTTTTTTAAGGGGCCAGAAGTGGCCCGATCTGTATAGGTCAGCAACCTAGCCAAAAAGTAAGGTCCTGCTCTCTCGTATCCAGATGAATAAAGTCAAGATATATGCCTATGCCAGAAAAACCAAATCTCGTTGCAAAATTCAGCAACCGATACCTATCAGACGGCCTCCATCCCACAATCGAGATATCAGTCGCCTTTCCCAAAAAATGCTGCGAATTAGACACCGCTTGGCCATAGGCCACAAGCTTTTCATTATAGGCCAGACAACGATACCAAGAGGTCACAATCATTGGTTTTCCAAACTCAGCCCGTAAGGCTTGCAGCTTATCGATATGATCCTGATCGATCACAGGCTTACACTGCCCGCAAGGGCAGCAAAGCTCAGACCATGTGAAGTTTTTCGAAATCTTTTCTCTCATGTCACTCACAACAGTAAGCATAAACTTTCATAGGAAACTGTGAATTTTCCACATGACCGGCACATTCCCAGCCAATCGGTTCATTGGTTCCCAGAAGCGGTTTATTGGTCTGAATCCCATAGTCGTTGTATATTCCAGAGCCAATCTGACAACCTCCTGAGACAAGCCGCTTGTCGCTTCCGCAGAAAGCCTCAAGACTTACGTATCCATCGCGACTGCCGGATGAGCTTTCATAGACAGAGCACTCCATAAAAGCCTTGGGACCTCTGGGCCCTTCAGGCCCGCGAGGACCTCGGGGACCAGGTTCCCCGGAATCTCCTTTAGGCCCCACTGGTCCGCGCTCCCCTTTGGGACCAGCTGATCCGGGATTCCCCTGCGGTCCGCGAGGGCCTGGGTCTCCTTTGGGACCTTTAAGCTCAGCAAACTTAATCTTCTTGTCACCACAGCGAATCCCATCGTGCTCGATAATACATGACTCACCGGGATCACCTTTTTCGCCTTTGGGTCCGGAAAGCCCGCTAGTTTCGCCAAGCCATTTCTTTTCGGAAAGATCGATAAGCTTGCTACCATCACTGCTATAAATGGCACCCGAGTCGAGCACAAGGTAGCCTTCAGAGAACAGCTTATTTAGGTTAACAAGACCCTTTAAATCATGCTTTTTTGCAATGCCATCAATACAATATTGCGCTTCTTGTTCGCCGTATTCGTTCTGCCTCCATATGCAAAAATTTGATGGGCTGATCGAAAGAATTCGGTCAGCATATTGAGGGGTACCGGAGGTGCTGGGCTGGACAAATTCTGGCATCTGAGCGTAGGAGGTAAACGAGAAGGCTGCTAGTGGTGGAATCAGAAAGCTTAATTTCATAAGCTGCTCCTTGAGCGAAGGTGGGATGATAAAAGCTAGATGAATACCTAGCTTGGATTAACTTTCTCGAATGAGGCCATTAGGAAAGATAGGATTTTGGCCCGTAAAACCTGGCTGGTTTGCTTCAAAGCCAAAGAGTCTCACACCGTTTAAAAGAAGATATTTACCGTTCAATCCGCCATAGAAGGCATGTTGGCCCTGCGCCGGGATACTATCGAAACCAAATCGGCCGCCTACAAACGTAATTCTAGGAGCGTTAATATCAAACAATGAGGTATTCAATTCAGCCGTTTTTCCAGTAACAGTCACTCCTGGCCAAAAATTCAGCTCAATGTCTGGTTTCGAAATATATATCGTTTCACTAAGCGTCTGATTCGACTTAACCAGTATTCGGCTACCGGATTCAGCTCCTTCAAGAGCTTCTTTAAGCGAACGAATTTCTCCAAACCCATTGCCAACGATAAGATCCGGACTCGATTTATTGGTTAAGGCGGCAATGGCCTTTTTGACTTGCTCTGGATCATCATCTGATGGTTCAATGCCAGCTGCTTCAACGAGATGAATAAGCTCATCAGTCAAAAGGTTCATAAACCTGGCGGTCAGCCTAGTTGGAGGATATCCGCTAGGTCCCGTCATTCCTTCTGTAAAAACTCTTTTGGAATTTTCGAGGATGGCTCCCTCGCTTTCTAAGGGTCTATCCATTGAGGCTCCTATATTCAAAATGTAAATGGGCGGGTTTAAGCTGTTTGACGACCGATTTGGCCTCATCGAGTCGATCTTGTCTAATACCGTCCACAAAGATGACAAAGGACCAATCCTCGCCAGCCAGATGTGCTCCAATTGGCAAGCCAACCCGAGAAGGTTCAAGCTGATAAATGGTAACCTGGTAGTTCGAAAATCTTTCTAGGATATCTCGATATGACCTAGAAGTTTGATCTGATATCGCATAGCCCATTCCTACAAATTTCGTAAATTCCTTTACGAAATCATTTCGCAGCCGTCGAGTGACATACCGCTCAAGTCTTTCAATGGATTGCGAGAGACCGCTAAGAAGGCGGCCAAGATCATCTGACTGCCAAATTTTACCTGGCGGCATAAGGCTTTTAAGAGCCGTTTCGTATTTACCTAGACCCATGTTATGCCCTTAAAGACTGCGATTTGACCTTTGACAACATGAATATTCTGCGTTGGCGAGATGAGCTCATGATCCTGCTCGCCTTCAGTTGTCGATATGGTTTCTCTGATCTTTGAAATGAGGATCTCCCCGGTGTGGGGCCTGCCGTCTCCGACCTGGGATGTGCGATAGAAGAAATCGAGCATTTCCTGCTCGATACGATAACGCAGATCCGGCGTATCCGGGTTGATTTTAAGGGTGAGCCTTACTTCGTATTCGGCCGGGATGAAAGCTTTAACGCGTGCTCCGATAGGGGCCTTAGATTTGAGATGAGCTTCCAGTTCCCGGAATTTAGAAGAATTTGCCTGCGGAATGATGTCATTTTGACTATCGAGAACAAAGGTCACTCCAATCTGATTGATAACACCTTGGTATTCTGGAAAAGCCCAGGCTCTGGTTATACCCGATATTTGCTTAGCCCAGATGATATAATCGTTCCTTGAGCCACCGCGCGGTGGATTTCTTATCCGTTCAAGAAATCTGGAGCGAAGGCTTAAATCAGATTCTTCATCAGCACCACCAGTAAGACCTGTGCCACTGACTTGAACGGCTGAATCAAGCCCCTCGATAGGAGTGACCAGAGTAAGGGCTGTTTCAGGGATCAGATTGTAGGATCTTCCCTTTCCCAATGATCTCACGTCAACAGAGACAGCGTTGCCGCTAATCTTTTTGGAACTAAAGGTCCTAAATTGCTGACCTGCTTCGTCTTGGATCACGAGGTCTTTGGGGACGAGTGTGCCCGTGTTTCCTTTGATAACCACCAAGCCGGAACTATTTGACGCTGGTTTTCGAAAGACACCGAAAATAGCACACCAACGCTCCAGGACCTCTTTCCTGGCTGAATCAGGTAGAAGGCTAGCAGCAAGTCTGTCAGCGTAGCTATAGATCGAAAAAAGCACAGCGGCTAACGCTTTAGCGATAACATTTATGACCGAGAAACGATGCCTCTTTATGATTCCGAGAGCATTTGTGACGTCTTCTCTGATTTCGTCATAAATATCTTCTAATGTAGGTTTTGCGATCATAGTTTATCCGAACGCCAATTGTATCAATATCTAGGATTAACTGATCATCTTCATAAAAAGCTGTGACTGAGATCTCTTTGGTAAGGCCATCTTGAATAAGCCAGGATAGGGCTTCCCCGGCGTATTGCTCAGCCTGGGCTAGAATTGCCGGCGTTTTCCGGCTTCGATCAAGAAGCCACAGTTTTGAGCCTAACTCGTCATCCCCCCAATAGCCTCTTTTCTCACCGTCCGTCTCATCTTCATTTGCCCTTTTGTCAGTAAATAGACTGATCAATATCGGGGTGATAAGAGAATCGTCTGTGAGGCTTATGTCTAAAATGGAAACGTCTATTGTATTTTTCCTGGTGCAATGGTTTTGCCCGCTTGCGCTGCAGCAGAACCTGTTGTTTCTACCGGAATGCCCGCCGAAACTTGGCCCCTTGAAGTGATATGGTCTACAATGGCCTTTGCCACTGCGCCCCAAAGCTTAGCATGATCGTTTTGATCGTCAATGCGATCGATTGCAGATCTGATATCTTCTCCAAGAGATTTGCCATCCATCATTTTTTGAAACTTTCCATTTTAGATTTGAGCGAGGGAAACCCCGCACCAATGAGCTTCATGGGGCCCAACATCGTCGATGTCGTTGCCTTTATGACTTCATCCATCCAATTAATAAGGATCTGAGTCATGTCGTTTACGCCATCTGTGACCTTGAATTTTTTGGTATTAATAACGCAATCTTCGGTATTTAGTTCAAATGACTTGGTTTGGATTTTGACCTTATTCCCCCTATGAAAGACAATCGAATCACCCTCGTCAGAATAGATTGCTACCTCGCCTGGTTTTAATGACTTTAGCCGAAACCTTTGGTCATCGACGCATATCACAACGCCATTATTACGATTTCCTCCGTTGAAAACAGCCACAGCCTGAGCTCCAGGATGAGGGTTGGAGGTAAATCCATAGTTTTGAAACCGGCTGATTTTGTCTTTAATCTCGCCTTTTAAAATGGAGAGCTGTAGCCTTTGAATCCCTTGATCGTCATCAATAGCTGTAACGACGGCTCGTCCAAGGATCAAAAGAAGCCTTTTTCTTATGGGTTGAATAAGCTTTGAGAGTTCTCTCATCAAAGATCACCTTGAATCATAGTTTTAGGGATAAAAGCGCCAACTCGAGTTAGCTCAATGGTAGTAAGCATTCCCTTTTTCTTATCAAAGCTAAAATCCACGCCACTTGCGAGCATGTAGGCATCGATTCCTAGCGAGGGAGACTTAACCTTGATAAGTTCGTTAACATCCCAAAGGGCGCCGTCAGTTTTAGTCCAGCCGGGAGTCTCAATTGAAACCAAAATCGATCTGGCCGCACTGACTGTGTTTTCCCAAGCGGCCAGCGCACTGGCTTGCTCCCGGTTTACGGAGGTATGAGCAAGCGTTAGTTTGGGACGGTAACGTCTAATCACTTTATCGCTAGCAGTGCCTTCAATGTTTTCGCCACCTTCATCTGTCTCAGTGGCTAACATGTTCTGGCCGCGCACGATGTAGTCTGAGAAACGATCGGTATGATCATAGCTTACATTGGCAGATTTGATGTTTTGGCCTTCAATCAATGAAGTTGTTGAGGTCTTTTCGGCAATTTTTACGATCTTGAGATTTCCAAGACCATCCGGTCTAAATAAAACCCCCTTTAGTCTGGCGGCTCTTTCCAGAGCGTCAAATACAGTCTCACCCGGGTCGATCTTAAATGAGGGTATAGGTGTTGGATCACCGCCTGGTTTTACGGGAATATCGAATGGCCGACATAGGGCCTGGGCGATTTGGGTAAGCGATTGATTTAAAAACTCATCGCCCTCTAAAACGACAGAGCAGTCCACCAAATCGCCCGTATTGTCCCGGCCAGAGATCGATATCCGATGACCTTCTAATGAAAAATTCGTCTCTAGCGCGTCAATATAACCAGATATCAAATATTGACTAGAAAGTGACAGGGCGGCTCTATCTCCAATATCTATTGGAAAACTGAACAGATCGGGACTGCTCGAGCTTACAAGCGACAGGCTGAAACTATTTGCAATGGTGTCTAGCCTCTTTGCGACTGCTACATCTGTCCAATAGGGAAAAACGTTGCGACCAATTCTCAAAACTGCACTATTTGACGTACTCAATAGTCGTTCCAGTCGGGATTAAGGCGGGGTTATCGATAGCGTTGCGGCTTATAAGATCACCAGCTGCCCGTTGGCGGGAAAACAGGACCACCAGTTGGCGAAAACTGAGCCACCCTCTTGGCGAAAAGCTGAGCCACCTTGTGGCAAGCAATTGAACCGCCTTCTGGCAGCTTGAGCGCCACTCCGAAGA